GTGTGAGTTAGTGTTCCCAAAATGGGCCTTTGAGCTCATGTTGAGTTTACGTTCGCATACAACTACGGTACGCCGTAAAGGAGAGAGAGATGTTAAGCACGCACTATATATGTTGTCAACAATGGGAAATGGATTTACGTTTCCCATCCAGACAGTCATATTCGCGTCGATTCTTCGAGCGGTCTCTCGGGTGTTTCTACCCGGGATTCAGGCACGGAGCCACCTTGCAGTTTTCGGCGACGATCTTATCTGCAGTAGAGAAATCTACAGGCAGGTCGATCGCTACTTACGACTGTTCGGTTTCCGACCAAATGCTCGAAAGACCTTTCACGAGGGAGGTTTCAGAGAGTCTTGCGGTACTGATTGGCTTTATGGCCAACCAGTTAGACCGGTTTTCGTTAAGAAAATCCGATCTCTGCAGGACTACTTTGTCGCCATCAATCGGTTTAACGAGTGGTCATCCTACACTGGAATCCCTCTTAAAGGGACATGCTCGTATCTTCTACACAGCATTGGGCGAAGGCATCGTGTCTTCGTCCCGTACTGCGAAGGTCTCGAGTCCGGAGTTAGGATACCTTTCTCGCTCGTTGAGAAGTCTGACATTAGACACGACGGGAATGGAACGGTTGTTTACAACCGCTACCAAGCTCGACCATGGTCATATGTCATCAACGACTTGGGCATCGTTACCCAAGGAACCGGTCGCCGACCATTTGCGCTGGGTACGAGTTACCTCGAACTCAGTGCTAAAGTTGGCAAGGGAGTTGATCGAGTTAAGGCGGGCAGAGATGCCTACCGACTCGTGTACCCCCACCCCATTTACACGGGAAATTCAGGAAACGGACTCAGAGATGAGGCCGTGCACCTTGAACCAGTGATAGGTGAGGTGAAGGTATGTACAGATTCTAAGGGTGATAGTGCCTGTTCCAAGGGTCAAACCTTTGGGCCGAGCGCTACTAATCCAGATGGTCTGTATATCAGCTTCCTTCTTGGCGAGGTTAAGTCGATGCGTACCAGTATCAGGCATGATGCTGTTACGTATCACCGAAGGGAGGCTAAGATCCCATGGTGGGATTTTATGCCTCTTAGCCACACTAGCGAAGTGTGGTATAATTGGCAGCAGTGGGAAACTGCTGTGTCCATTAATTTGGACAAGGCCCGCTAGAAATAGCGGTTTCGCCCCTTAAACAAGGGTAAAAAGGTG